CTGACTTAAGTCGCCAATTAAGTGACGTTCACAAGGTCGTGACGATCACACTGATGGCGGAAAGCTGGATCTACAACCAGCAGTCTGCGGTCGTGACCGGAGTCCTCGCAGATGAGACAAAGCAGATGATTTCCCCGATCCCGGCAAGTGCTTCCATGAATGCCTATGTTGCCGCCGGTGTTATGGCAATCTCTCAGGCGGCGAACAGTCTGACGTTTTCCTGTGTACATGCTCCGTCTGCTGATCTGACGGTTTATATCTTCATAGATGAGGTGGTGACGGCATCATGATTGACAATTACAATCCGGGTTCAAATGTAGGGGGTACTCGCGGCGAATCGATGCAGGAGCGGCTCTTAAGCCAGCTTCACATCGTTTACTCAACATCAGCAGGCGGAACAATCTATAAGGTCAATAGAAACTGCATTTCACAACATGGCGGGACAACTTCGCTCGGAACCTATCAAGCTTTTACTTTAACGGGAATGCCACATAGAATTCAAGGGACTGTTAGTTCGGTTCCGGAGGATGCATTTATTGATTGCCCTTTAGAAATGCTGTCGAACAACATAACGTGTTACCTTGCAATTGGGAGTAAGTTAGTTTCTGGGACAGCAAACGCAAGGGTGCAAATACAATTATCAAATACGAACTCTCTTATTACTGTCCCAAACAATGAGATAAAGCTTTTCAATCTCACGGAGTTTATGGTAGCAAATAACGCAACAAAATTCGCAATATTGTATCAGGCAATGAGTAAAACAGCAGATTCAGAAAGAGAAACTTGGTTTGACTTTATTGTTGTACCAAATACCACTACTTAAGGAGGAATCATCATGTATTACGCACAGAGAAAATCTATCAAGGACGGGCAGCCCGTCGCACCAAACAACCGTTACAGCACCGACAGGCGTGAGATGGAACGGCAGTATCACCTGTATTGTGCCTCTGCCTGCTCAAACGAGGCCGGGAACGAAATTGACGAGATCGAGTGGGGTACTCTTGAGCTTGGCGTGATCGAGCGCAAGGTGTGGAACAACCCGGCAACGGCTCCCGCAGGCGAATAAGTTTGTCACTTAATGGCCTATTTAAATCACTAACGCCTATCTCGTGAAAATCCTGCGAAATCACGAGATAATCGCAAGATAACCGCCAGCTCAGGCGGGGGATAAAAAGTATGAGACAAAAGAAGCGAAGTGCGGACGAGAGCTTCAACCGAGAACGGTCTTCTGGTCACTCCGCGACACAGACTGCCGTAGCTCAGTCGGCGAGAGCAGTTCCTCAGGTCGGTGGTTCAAGTCCATCCGGCAGTCTGACTTTTCAAAAACCTTTCAAAACCTTACAGGAGGGATGCCGATATGCTACTTGTACGGATCATGACTTGCCTTGCAGTGGTCGCAGCAGCTATCATTGTAGTTTGCGCCTTGGCCGGAGGTGGACATGACGGACATTAACCGGAAAGCTCTGTACATCGCCCAGGAATGCCTTAAGGCGGGAATGACGGTGGCGGGCGCTGCCGGCGTCCTGGCCAACGTGGCGGCGGAGAGCGCGTTCAATCCACGCAACCTGCAGGACACCTACGAGCGGGCGCTCGGATACAATGACGACAGCTACACGGACGCGGTCGACAACGGAGCGTACCAGGGATTCACGCGGGACGCTGCCGGCTACGGCCTTGCACAGTGGACCGCCGGAGACCGCAAAGCAAAGATGCTGACCTACTTCAAACAGCACGGAAAGAGCATCGGAGACTTCGAGACGCAGGTCGAGTACATGATCCTCGACATCCGGACGTATGGCAGCGGAAAAGCGTGGAAGACGTGCATCAGCAGCAACAATCCGTATGATTGCGGGTATGCGGTATGCAAATATTATGAGATCTGTGATAAGCTGGAAGAATCGTCACAGTATCGCGGAAATCAGGCACAGACGAAATGGCTCGGATTTATCCAGACATCTCTCGACAGCGGCCTGACCGTGGAGCCGCCGAAGGAAGCGGAACCGGCCAAGGTAGACGACGAAGGAATCCCGATCCCGCACACATGGCCGCCGAGGACGATCGATGCACACTGTTCCGGATGGCCGGAGGTATGGCTTCTGCAGGCAATGCTCAAGTGTATGAGCTATAACGTGCTGACGGATGGAATCTGGGGAAGCGCTCTGACAGATAAGGTCATCTTATTCCAGCAGGCAAACGGACTCAGCGCAGACGGAGTTGTGGGGCCGATGACGTGGCAGCGGCTCGGTCTGGACAAAAAAATATTTGAATAACAGGGAGGACAGACAATGAAACCAGAAAGAGAGCAGACTGAAAAGAAGAATGCCGAGCGGTATCTGGTAGTCACAAAGAACGCGATGCCGATGACCCTTTGGGCGGAGAGCTTCGCGGATGTGCTGGATGAGATGCAGGCGGATGACATCGTGGTCAGGGACGGCGACATCATCTCCATCACAAAGCTCGACCTTTGGGAGGATGAAGAATGAACGCACCGGACAAAGCGACAGAGATCAAAGCAGCGGTGGCGGCGATCATTGCGTTTCTGTCGGCCCTGTGGGGCTGGCTCGGCTGGCTGGTGATCATCTGGATCGCGTGCATCATCCTGGATTACATCTCCGGGAGCATGGCAGCCAAACGGGAAAAGAACTGGTCCAGCGATATCGCCAGGGAGGGACTCTGGCACAAGGCCGGGGAGATCATCGCGGTACTGGCCGCAGCATTGTGCGACATCGCGCTGAAGGTTATCATGGAGAGCACAGGCATACAACTGCCATTTGAGTTCACGGCGTTTATCACTCCGGTGGTCCTGATGTGGTACATCCTGACAGAGATCGGCAGCATAATAGAAAACTGCGGCAGGATGGGAGCACCGGTCCCGAGCTGGTTTAAGAGCAAGGTTGACGGCGCAAAAGAGGCCATCGACCATGATCAGAGCGGAGACAAAGACACAATGCCAATGATCGAAGGTCAGACGGCAGGTAAACACGAAAAACAGGAAGAATAAAAACAGCCCGGAGGGAGAAATCCTTCCGGGCAATTTTGTTAGTAAATCCGTTAGTAATCTTGCGTGGAAAATGCCGAACAAGACAGGAAACAGAGGAACAAAAAAGAGAAACAGAGAACACAGAAAAGCCAAACAAAATAAGGGGAAGTCGCCGATTCGCAAGGAATCAGCGACTTCTCTGAATGGTGCTCCAGCGGGGACTCGAACCCCGAAAACAAAGCGCAAACTATCAGTAAATACGGGCGCTCTCAAAGTCTGTTAGTAAAAATATAGTAATCAGAATCCGGGCGGCTTCGGCGGGCCGAAGAAGATCAGATCCAGGAAATACCCGTCAACCATCTGAGCGGCGTCCCGGTCGCCTTCCGGGATTGCGTCCGTGTATGTTTTCGTCCGGATGTGATCGGAGGCCCAGCCGCCGCGCTTGTTCGCGTAGACGGAAGGCACGCCGACAAGCTCCATGATGGAGGCGTTCGTATGCCGCAGACCGTGCAGGTATCCATGCTCAATGCCGGCCTGACTGCACGCCGCCGTGATGCCCTTCCAGATCCCGGACGTGGACATCCGGAAAACTCGCTCTCCCTCATGGGGGAGCGCTTTTATTTTGTCCAGAATGTAGCGGTCACAGGGGATCACGCGCTCGCTGGTATCGTTTTTCGTTCCCTTCTCGACGAGCTTGTGTTCACGGTCATAGACGCGGGCCTTCTCGATACGGATAGAGTCAGAGCGGATGTCAATCCAGCGCAGGCCGAATATCTCAGACCGCCGCAGCGACAGCCACGCGGCCAGGAGACCGGCACACTCCACCTCGCCGCCGATCTCGGCGAGAGCGAGGATCAGGCGCCGGAGATCACCGGAACTGTACACGGGCGGCTTTTTCTGCGGCTTCTTCGACGGAAGCACGAGACCGTCGATCTCGACGCCGGTCGCGGACTGAATCAGGCTCCAGGCGTCCCAGATCGTTTTTCCGGAGTACCGTTCCTTTTCCGCGTCAATCGCGGCCTGAACACGGGAGCGGGTCAGGTCCTTGACATGCAGCTGCATGAGACCCTGCAGATTGTTCCGGGCCTTCCGTTCGTATCCGTCGATTGTGGAGGCGGAGGCGACATCCTCACGGGCCTTGATGTAATCAGCGACAAGATCCTTCACGAGCCGGTTGTCCGGCTTTTTTGCCTCCAGCAGTCCGGCCTTGGCCGCCCTGGCCTTCGCGTAGTATTCGGCCTCGGTGCTGCCGGAGATCGGAACACGCTCGCCTTTGACCATCAACTGGGCAAACCAGGTGCCGGACTTGAGCCGACGGGGAGCGGGCACGCTGATCTCGGTCTTATCCTTCAGCTGCTTTTTCCCGCACCAATTACAGAACATGGAATTCTCCGGGATGTCTCTCCGGCAGAATTTACATCTCATAAGATCCTCCTGCCTCGGCTTCGGCCGGGGCTTTTTTGTTTAGTGATTTATCACTAAGCCTGGGTATCTGAGTCAGTGTGCTCGACCTCGGCCATGTATCCGGCGGTGATGATGCCGGCAGGCAGGGCGACAATGGCAATGCCGAGGAAAGACGAAATCATCGTGAAGAAGCGTCCAACGGCGGTGACGGGATAGATGTCACCGTATCCCATCGTGGTCAGGGAGACGCAGGCCCAGTAAACGGCGTCGTAAAAATTCTCGAAGCTCTCCGGCTCGACATTCAGAATCACAAGGGCGCAAATCAGGATATACGCCAGGGCGAGGGTGCCGACCGTGAGAAGCGCCTCGCGGGAACGCCGGAAGACGCGGAGGATGATCTGCAGGCTGCGGGAATAGCGGGCGGCCTTCAGCACGCGCAGCACACGCAGCGCACGGAACATCCGGGCCATGCGCAGCACCTTAAAGCAGCTGTTCATGACCGTGAAGGACGGCAGAACCGAGAGAAGGTCGATCACGGCCATGAAGGAAAACGGGTAACGGACAAAGGACAGCACC